TTGGCCATTTTCTCTGGTTCGTTCGCGAAATCCCTTGTGCCGCAACGGTTTTCGGCGTTCTGAAAGTGGTTGTGCTGCAACGTGTTTCAGGCTACCTAGTCAGACGTGCAGGTGGTGGTGGAAGTCGTTGTGCCGCAACGGATATGAGTGGACGAATGTTGTTGTGCCGCAACACTTTTCGACCGTGACAGAGAGTGAACGCGTGTCGAACGGGTGTCCGGTTACGCTGCGTTCGGTGGAGGAGGTGGCGAACGATGGCGGGCACTGATGCGGAGCGGATGCGCCGGGTGCGTAGGCACAACAAGGGCGACCACTCGATGTGTACCGCGAAGACGTGCACGGAGGTTCGGGCGGACGCGGCGACGATGCTCGCCGCGTCGGTGGTACCCTCGGCGCCTGTCGTGCCGGGGCCGGGCCGGGAGGGTGCCGCCGGGCCTATCCAGGCGGCCGTGACGGCGTTTGTGGACGCGCTGCCATACCAGGAGGGCGACCCGCGTCGGCTGCTGTGTCTGATCGCGGTTCAGTTGGCCCGGCGGGTCGACGAGACGGGGGCGGTGCCGGCGGCGGTGGCCGAGCTGCGCAAGCTGCTGATGCAGTTGACGGAGGTCCCGAACGGTCCGGCGGGACCGGTGGATGAGATCCGGTTGCGTTCGGCGCAGCGTCAGTTGGATGCCATCATTGCGAAGGCTGCGTAGCGGTGGGCACCGCGGTCCTTGACGCCCCGCTGTTGGGGAACCAGACGCCCCGGTTCCAGTTGATGCCGCAGATCACGGTGAGCCAGGCGCAGGATGCGATCGACATCTATGAGGCGTGTGGTCAGCGGCTGGACGACTGGCAGGAGCTGTGTCTGCACAACGGTTGTGGGCTGCGCGAGGACCTGAATTGGGCGTCGTTTGAGAACGGCGTGGTGGTGCAGCGGCAGAACGGCAAGGGCGCGGTGATCGAGGCGCTGTGTCTGGCTTCGTTGTTCATCTGGGGCAACCAGAAGACGATCTATGCGGCGCATCGTTTGGACACGGCCCAGTCGACGTTTAGCCGGGTGCGGGCGTTGGTGGAGACGACAGCGGATCTGACCCGACGGTGCAAGAAGATCAACGACTCGGATTATGCGATCACCCTGCTGACCGGGGCGACGATCGAGTTCAAGACCCGGACGGCCAGCGGCGGCCGTGGCCTGACCGGCGATCTGGTCATCTTGGATGAGGCGCTGGAGTTGAACATCGAGCAGATCAAGGCTTTGGTGCCGACTCTGCTGGCGCGCGTGTATGCGCAGCTGTGGTACTTCTCCACGGTTCCGGCATTTGGTGACCAGCATCTTTGCACGGTGCGGGCGCGGGCGCAGGAGGGTGACTCGGGTCTGTCGTGGGTGGAGTGGGGTGTCGACAAGGCTGACGACCTGGATGATCCGCGCACGCTGGCCGCGGCGAATCCGGCCTACGGGATCAGGCTTTCGCAGGAGCGGCTGCGTCACCTGCGGAAGATCCTCGGCGATGACGGGTTCAAGACCGAGTGTCTGGGGATCTGGCCGGAGTTGGCGGCCGGTACGGTGCTGTCGCCGTCGCGGTGGAAGGCGATGTTGGATGCGTCGTCGCGGCGGGCGCCCGGGTCGGATGTGGTGCTGTCGCTGGACATGACACCGATGCGTGACGTGGGGACGATCGGGATGCACGGGTTCCGCCAGGACGGGCTTGAGCATGTGCAGGTGGTCGACTTCGCGCCGGATGTGGATTGGATGGTCGGCCGGGCCGGGCAGTGGCAGGAGGCGGTGGACCCGGCGCTGTGGGTGATCGACGGCCGTAACGGTGTTCACGCGTTTCTGGACCAGCTGAAGGCGGTGGGGATCAACCTGCTTGATCCGGTGATGGTTCGCGCGTTGACTGGCCGGTTGAAGGAAAGCGAGACGGTGCCGGAGATTCCGCGGGGGTCGCTGTTGGTGTTGGATGCTCAGCTGGCTTCGGATGCGGTGGGGCAGTTCATCGATGCGTTCAACCGTAAGGCTGGGTCGCCGTTGCGCCATGTCGGGCAGGAGCCGTTGGATTTGGCGATCCCGAACTCGCAGGCGAAGGTGGGCGAGCACGGGCAGATCATGTGGACGCGGAAGTTGTCGGAGGTGAATATCTCACCGACGGTGGCGGTGACGAATGCCCGGCTGGGGTCGTTCCTGTGGCTGGCCCGGCCGAGGGCGAAGGCGCTGCAGAAACCGTGGGTGGTCTAGCTAAGCGTGGCGTCAGGTCCGTCATGCCGAACACGGGCAAGTGTGGCCTCGTGGAAGGGGAAGGAGGAGAGCCCGGCCAGGTCGGTCATCGAAGGGAACGTGATGATCCCGTCGGGCAACTCCACGGTCAGGCTCACCGCGCTGCCGTCTACCGCGACCTCCGCAGCCACGAGCCGCCCTTTGGTTGCCTGCGGGCTGTCGGGCAGGTGTACGTCGATCTCCCGCCCGATCGATGAGTCGAAGGCATTGGGAGCGAAGACGGCTCCGGGCGCGCGGTGCGTGAACGTGACCTGCATGGGTCTGACGATACGTCAGCGGGTCCAGTCGTCCGGCCTGCGCGTCACCTGACCGACTCTCTACGCCTTACGCTGTTCACGCCGTACAGTGTTTTCAAAGGTGAGGGGTGGATCGGATGACTACATTCGAAAGCGCCGTCGACGTCACGGCGACGATTCCAAGGGTGGAAGATCCGCCGATCCGCCGGACCAGGGCGCTGCGCCTGACCGTGCTGCCCAGCTTCCACACGGTGATGCAGCTGGCCGGTGCCGGGCTGGCCCTGTACGGCACCTACCTGAAGTTCGGCACCGCGGTGGCGATGATCGCGGCGGGGGTGCTCACCGCCGCGGTGTCCGCGCTCCGCGAGGGCGGCAAGATCTAAATGGGGCTGGGGCGGCTCGTGGCGGGCGAGCAGATGCGCTCGACGCAGATCAGCGTGAAGGACACCATCACGAACGCGACCGCCACCTACTTCATCACGGACAACCTCGGCCCGACCTGGGCGACCTCGTCGGCGTACCGCGGTGCGATGCAGATCCCCGGCGCGTGGCGGGCCGCCACGTTCCGGTCGGGTGTGCTGGGCATGCTGCCGTGGCACGGCTACCGCAAGCTGCCACGCCAGCCGGAGGAGCTGATCGTTCCGACGCCGCCTCTGTTGGAGCAGCCCAACCCGCCCGACACCCGGCTGACGACGTTCGCGTCTACGGCGTTGGACTTCATCTGGCACGGCAACGGGATCTGGGTGGTCGCGGCCCGGGATCGGACGGGTTGGCCGACGGCGGTGGTGCCGGTGCCTGCGGTGTCGGTGGGGGTGCGCCGGATCACCGAGTATGCCGATTCGCCGTTGCCGGTGGGGGCGTTGGAGTATGCGATCGGCCGGTTGCGTCTGGGTTCCCGCGATGTGATCCATTTCAAGCGTCCGGGTGAGCCGGGGGCGGTGCGTGGCATGGGTGTGCTTGAGGCGCATCTGTCCACGTTGAACCTGGCGCAGGAACAGTCCAAGCAGGCTCAGTCCATCAGCCGCCATGGTGTGCCGACGGGTGTGTTGACGACCACGAACCCGGACGCGTCGAAGCAGGACATGATCGATGCGAAGGCGTCGTGGCTTGAGTCGCAGGCGACTCGGACGATCGCGGCGCTCGGCCCGACGGTGCAGTTCCAGCCGTTGTCGTGGAACCCCGAACAGCTGCAGATGGTGGAGGCGCGCAAGTTCACCCTGACCGAACTGGAGCTCATCTTCGAGCTGCCGGTCGGCTGGCTGGGCGGCACCACCAGCTCGCGCACCTACGCCAACATTGAGCAGGATGTCGCGAACCTGATGAAGTTCCCCGGGCCCGGTGCTGATGTGGCCCAGTTCGAGCAGACCCTGACGTTGGCGTTGCCGCCGGCGGTGTGTGCCCGCGCGAACCTGGACGCCCTGTTGAAGTCGGACACGCTCACCCGCTATCAGGCGTACCAGATTGCGTTGGGTGGCAAGCCTTTCCTGTCGGTGGATGAGGTGCGTGAGGATGAGCACCGGGCGCCGATGCCTGTCGTCGACGGCGGGTTTGAGGGCGGCTACGAATGAAGACGTTGGCCAGCCTGGACTATGACGAGCTGCACGCGCGGGCGGTGGCGGCGTCGCGGCTGCCCGCCCTCGACGATGACGACGGCGGCGACTATGCCGGGCTGGATGTGGTTGAGGATCAGACCCGCTCCGGGTATGGCGATGTCGCGGTGACGTCGGATGCGTGGCTGCGGGACCGGGCCAACGCGGTCTTGCGCGGCTTGCCGGATCTGCCCCGGCCGTTGCTGGAGCCGCTGCTGCTGCTCGACGCGGACGACTTGGCGTTCGTGCTCAAGGTTGCGCTCGATGAGCTTGCCCCGCACACGCGGACGTTCAACCCGGAGGCACACAAGCGTTGGCCGAAGGGGCATCCGCTCGCCGGGAAGTTCCGGCCAATGATCGAGTTGTTGAAGCTGGCCATCACCCAGTTCGATCCGAAGAAGGACAAGAACCCGTTTGACCAGTTCAAACGGCCGCAGTTGTTGAAGGCTGCCCGGGATCTGGGCATCAAGCTGGACCGGGGCGAGGGCGAGGACTCGATCGCGGCGAAGCTGCTGGCGCACCTCAACCCAAATGCCAAGCCCGCGCCTGTTGCGAAGAAGGCTGCCCCGGTGAAGAAGGTGGCCGCAGCGGCTGTGCCGAACGATGGCCTCGACGCGCTCGACGCGCATCGGCTCAGGAGCTTGGCGCTCGAGTACGACGTCATTCCCGCCGGCCGGGACACCAACAAAACTCGCGACGAGATCGTTGACGAGTTGCGTGCGTTGGGTGCGCTGGCCCCGGACGTCAGGTTCCGGCGCAACGATGAACGCAAGGATCTGCTGGAGCGGCTGAAGAACTTGGGCCGCCGCGAGCCGGCCGATGCCGGGCCGCTGGAGCGTGCGGTGATAGCACTGGCTGAAGACGTGGACCGGAAGACGGTTGCGAAGCAGCTGCGTAAAGAGGCGGATTCGGTTGGCCGCAAGGAGGATGCGGACACGCTGCGGTTCCTGGCGTCGGATTTGGCGCGGAAGAAGGCGGAGCCTCCGCCGTACCTCAACGACAGGGGTCGCATTGACCTGGTCAAACTCGCGGAGCATCACGGCGTTGATATCCGAAAGTGGATGCCGTTGGACAAGCCGCCGAAGCAGGGCATGCCGATGCTCCAGTACCGGGCCGACAACCCGTTCGACACCCAGTTCCGGAGCTTCGCTGAGAACCTGGGCAACCCGGGGCGGCCTATGTCGCGAGCAACGGCGATCCGTGAGGCCCGAGCTGGCGCGCGGTTCGAGCGAGATCAGTATGACGATGCGGTTGCTGGGCGGGGTATTTGGAGTTATCCCGGCCGGGCTGACGAACGCAAGGATTTGATCGCCCGTGGCCTTGAGGTGGCGTCGGTCCTTGAGCAACTGGCGGATCTGGTCGAGGCGGCGAAGGTGCCGGCGGCAAAGCGTGCGCCTACCTTGGGAGCGACGTCGCTGGGGGAGATCGTGCCGGTTGACGAGACACGGTTCAAGCCGCGGCACATTAAGGAGGCTCTCTCCCACCGCGGTGAGCGAATCCCCGATGGCTTCGCGCACCGTGGCAGCGGCACCGAACTGGTCCGAAACCCTCACGCACCCAAACGGCCGGGGCTCAACGATGCCGAGAACCGCGCCTTGGACCTGTGGACGCTCGGCGTCGTGGCGGACGGGCTCAACGGGTCGCTTCGCCGGGGCCGCAACGTCCACGGGGAGATCAAAGGCCCGACCGGGAAGATCGACCTGGATGAGACTCTGCGCTATGTCCGGGGCGCCATCGCCGACAGCCGCCTGACGCAGGACACCGAACTGTGGCGTGGAGCGCTGGTGAGCAAGGCCGACTTCCGCCGGCTCGTACCCGGCGCCCTGTACACCGACCTCGGGCTGCTGGCCACGTCGACGGAGGAGATGGGTGCCCGGCACACCATCGCCTGGCGGCAAAGCAACGGATCAGTCCCGTCGGGTAGGGTGCCGGTGCTGTTCAAGATTCTCGCCCCGGCCGGCACGAACGCGGCGCTCGGTCACGAGCGGGTGAAGGAAGTGCTCCTGCCGGACGGGCAGGAGCTACGCGTGGTCCGTGTCGATGAGAGTGTGTCGCCACCGGTCGCGGTGATGGAGGTCGTTCCTCCCCTGCGGGAGCCGGGGGTGGTGCGTGGACGGTCAATCGTCGACGACTTCGACTACGACAGCGCAACCCAGGGGCCAAGCGGTTCCCACTTCAGTAAAGGCGTGCCCGATTCCTGGCTCGGTACGATCCAGCAGGCGCAAGGCTTTGACGGCAAGCCGAAAGTCGTCACGCGCCAGGAGATGGATGAGACCGTCAGGGGCGGCGCTACTCAGGTGTTCCGCGCGGTCAGGCAAACAGACGGTGGCAAGACACCGGCCGAGCTTGCCGAGCAGTACCGCAGCGGTCCGCTTTACCCGGGCACCGGGGTTTACGGCAACGGGACGTACGCCACGCCGCAGCGCGAGGTTGCGATCAAGTATGGCGACGAGAAGACCATGCTGCGTATGGCTTTGCGCCGCGACGCCAGGGTGATCTCTATCGAGGATCTGAACAAGCTGCGGTCCCGTACCGGTATCACCGCCACCGCATCGAAGATGGCCGACGAGCGTCAGGCAGAGTTGAACAGGGTCGACCCGAAGGACACCGCCGCGATCAAGGCGATCACGGACAAGTATGAGAAGTTGGCCGAGCGGCAGGGTTCCCGTAGCCGGATCGCGCAGGACCTCGGGCGGGTGGCGGCGCTGCTGGGCTACGACGCCATCTACGTGCCAAGCGACTACCGTGGACCTGCGTCGAAGAACGATTACCAAACCGAGTATGTGATCCTGAATCGGACCGCCACCATTGTTGAGGAACCGCAACTATGACACCAGAACTGTCCCACGCATGCGGGCGGATCAAGGCCGTTCTCAATCTGGCTGAGGACAGTCCGCAGATGGCCGAGTTGATGGAGGCTGCGCGGGCAGCGAAGACCGTTGACGACCTGCCCAACTGGGCGCTAGCAGTATGGAACTACGCAAGGACTCTCGAATGACATTGCCTGACGACATCCTCGAGGAGGCCGCCAACCGGCTGGTCGCCGACGAGGAGTACATGATCATAGACGCGCCTGATCCGGTCGAACCGGCCGAGGACGAAGACGAAGACTAAGGGCCACTACAGGGAGGAAGGCATGGCGACCAAAGACGACACCACCAAGGCGGCCCCGGGCAAGGCGGCAACACCCGCCAAGCCGGCCGAACCAGCCGTCACACCGAAGGGCCCGGCCAAGGCTGCGGCCGAACCCAAGGACGAGCAGGAGGCGAAGCCGGAGCGGGTCAGCACCTGCGTCGTGAACGACGGCCAAGGCATGCACGTCGGTGACGCGGTCAACGGCATGGTGTGCTCCTACCACGCCATGCACTACGACGCCCACGGGAACCGGCGATGACCACCGAAACCCACTTTCGTAGCTACCGGCCCGACCTCGAGGTCAAGCGTGAGGGCGATGGTCGCACCGTCGTCGGGATAGCCGTGCCCTACAACGCGCCCACCCGCATCCACGACCACCTCGTCGAGGAGTTCGTCCGCAACGCGTTCGACGCCCAGATCAACGCGCCGCAGCGGGTCAAGTATGCGCGTGAGCACGTCAAGCTCGGCGGCATCCTCATCGGCGCCCTGTCGCACATGCGTGACGACGCGGCCGGCCTGTATGTGGAGATGCGGGTTTCCCGCACCCCCACCGGCGACGAGACGCTGGAGTTGGTCAAGGACGGTGCCCTGCCCGACTTGTCGATCTGGTTTGAGGAGCGCACCAACCGCCGCGCCCCCGGTGGGGTGGTGCAGCGGGTGAAAGCGCACCTGCGTGAGGTGGCATCGGTGTTGGAGGGCGCCTACGGGGATCTGGCCACGGCGACCGGGGTGAGGTCTGCGGCTGCGTTCGCCGAGCCGATGGTCATTGACGACCTGGAGATGGATCTGCGCCGCAAGGCGGAGCAGTTTCTGTCTGGCCTCCCGGATCCGGTGGACCACGAGTTGGAGATGCGGCAGCTGCGTCTGGGCATGCCGATCCGATGAGCCGCAGCCTGGACCAGTTGGATGATGATGCGCTGCGCCTGCGGGCGGCGCCGTTCCTGGCTGGTCCGGTACCCGCGTATGGGCTGCGGGTCGATGTCGCCTCCGGTGTGGAAGCCCTCGACGATGTCGCCTCCGGATTGCGTCGTGCCCGGTTCAAGACCGGCCGCAAGGCGCTCTACCGCACTGCCCGCAGTGTGGACGACCTCGATAGTGAAGAACTCGCCACCGCCGTAGCGCGTGCCGCGGGCCTCAACCCGAGCGAGGTGTACCGGGCATCCGATTCGGAGCTGTACACCGCACTGCCCGACGAAGACATCCTCCTCAGTCTCGACCTGCCGGACCTACCCGACGACGAGCTACGCGCGATCCTGGACCGGTTTGCGGTACCGGCACCAGCCGACGTCGCCCTCGCAGATTGGGCGCAGACCGCCCTCATCGACCGCACCCAGGCCGGGCGGCAGCTACGTGCCGTGGACGCGCTCACCGGCACCGCGGCGCGGCATCCGGGTGAGTGGGCGGTCGACGGCGACCAGTTGACCCCGGTCGGCTTTCCCGGCGCCTGGCGCTCCGCGGGCGTCATGCCCTCCGACGCCGAACAGTCCTATCTCGACGCGATCCGTCCCGCCATTGCCGCCCTGCGGCCCGCGTTCGATCGCCGTCGCCGCGGCCTCTGGTACGAGCAGATGACAGCCATGCTGGGGTCGGTATGAAGATGCGCATGGTCCGCAACGGCCGCACACTCGACACGGTCACCGTCGACGACGACAACGTCACCTACCGGACCGGCCGGGCCCGCCCGGTGGTTGAGGCCGAGGCCTCCCGCGGTCGCCGTCCCGCCGACTTGGTTGGCACCTCCAACGGGCATGTCGGGTTCGTTGAAGGGCCGGCGCACACCACCTACGCCACGTGGGCCGGGGCTGATGTGCTGGCGACGCTGCCGGATCTTCCTGCGGCCTGATACCGTGTGAAACGACCTTAACGCTGGACACCGACACCCCGGCCTCTTGGCAGGATCGCGAGCACCCCGGCCTACGTCATCGGCGCCATCTAAGGCGCGCGCGCCGGCTTCCTCGTCCTGGGACGCCGACACCCCGGTCACTCGGAGCGACAAAATTCCTTGTGACCCCACGGGAGTGGTTGTCGTGTCAGCAGAAAACTCCTACCTGGTTGGTCTGCGTTCGCAGTATGACCAACTCAAGAGATCCATCGCCGGGCTTCAGTCCCGCGCGTCCGATGCCAAGCGTGACCTGACCACTGAAGAGCTTCGCTCCGTCATCGAGATGGGCGAGAAGGCGCAGGGCCTGTTCACCCAGATCGAGAGCCTTACCGAGATCGAGTTGCGCAACGCGCAGGTCGACGCGATGGCTGCCAGGGTTGCTGCGGCTACGCGGCCCGGCGGTGAGGGTGACCCCGGCGGGGAAGGCGACGGCGGGGAAGGCGGGACCGGAGGTGGCACCAGCGACGGCCAGTTCCGCACCCTCGGCGGCACCCGCACCCAAGACCGCGACCCCGGCACCTATATCCGCGGCTCCCAGTTCTCCTTCGTCGGCGACCACTACCGGTCGTCGAAGATCGGCGACCGGGACGCCGCCGAACGACTCACCCGCCACGCCAACGCACTACGCGACAACCAGCATCTGCGTGACGTTCTCGGCGGCGGCGCCACGACGTTCGGCGCCGGCCTGGTACCGCCGGTGTGGCTGGCCGAACAGTACGCGCCGATCCTTCACCGCAGGTTGCGTCTTGCGGGCCAGGTCCGGCAGGTCCCTTGGCCCGGCTCGCCGATGCCGTGGTCGATCCCGATCTCCGGCACCGCCGCCACCGGCACAGTGGTCGCTGAGGGCATCAACCCGGGCGAGACCGACCCGTCGTACACGGTTCTCACGGTCACCCCGAAGACGATCTCCGGGTTCTCTGAGGTGTCGCGGCAGATGCTGGAGGCGTCGAACCCGGCTGTTGACGCGCTGATCTGGGAAGACCTGATCGGCAACTTCTTCGACAACTGCGAGATCGAGTTCATCACCGCGCTCACCGCCCAGTCCGGTGTCAACACGGTGACGGTTTCGGCGGGCACGGCCACCACGACTGACATTCTCAACCAGCGTTCCGGCCTGCTCGACGCCATCTCGGCCGTGTCGGACAACAACGCCGGCGATCCGAACATTTTCGCGGGCCGTAACAGCCGCTGGACCACCTATCTGAAGTTCCAGGACACGGTGGGCCGGCCTTTGATCCTTGCGCAGCAGTACAACCCACAGAATGCGATCGGTCGGGGTGACCTCACCCAGGCGTACGCGACGGCGGTGCAGGGCAGCCTGGAGAACCTGGCGGCTGTCACCTCGCCGACGATCGCGGCATCGACCGGGTTTGTGGTCAACGGCAACGAGTTGCTGTTCTCCTACAGCCCACCCATGCAGTTCCGGTTCGAGGAGCCGGCCGGCCCGGCACTGATCCGCGTCGGTGTGTGGGGATACGAGGCGTCGGTGACCGGCCGTCGGCCGAAGGCCATCACAAAAATCACCTACTCGGGTAGCTGATGTCGTCCGTTCCGTCGGCACGGGACCTGGGAGGGAACCCGTGCCGCGGAACGGATTCCCTCCCAAAGAAAGGCAACCCATGACGACTGAGACCACCGGCACACCAACGGTTCAGGTCGCCTTCATCTACCGCGACGAGGTCAGCTACTCGTGGCACGAGTCGATGTGGGAGATGTTCTCCTACGACCGCGACCACGGCCGGCACCTGCATCAGCGGCGCCTCGCGATCCGCACCCATCCGATCAGGATGGTCCAGTCACGCAACCTGGTGGTGAAGGCGTTTCTCGACGACACCGACGCCGAATGGCTGCTGTGGATCGACACCGACATGGGGTGGCGGCCGGACGCCCTGGAGCGGCTGCTTGCCGCGGCCGACCCGGTGAAGGCGCCGATGGTGGGCGGCCTGTGTTTCGGGCTGTGGCCGACCGGCTACGACGGCATGGGTGGGCTGCGGTTCGATGTCAGGCCAACGCTTTTCCGGATCGCTACACGAGTCAAGGACGGGGCGCCGGTGTACTCGCCGATGCCGTCCTATCCCGACGACACCGTGGTTGAGGTGCACGCCACCGGTTCGGCGTTCGTGCTCATCCACCGCACAGTGTTCGAGAAGGTACGTGCCGAGCACGGTGACCGCTGGTACGACCAGATTGTTGACGGCGACGGCGAGACTATGGGCGAGGACATCTCGTTCTGTCTGCGGGTCGGGGCGCTCGGTCTGCCGATGTTCGTCGACACCGGCACGCCGACAAGTCACCACAAGCAACTGTGGCTCGGCGAACAGGACTTCTGGGCCCAGCACGCCGAGCAGCGCATGGCCAACCCCGCACCCGATCTGCCGATCTTCACACATCTGCCTGCGACCTTCGACGCCCTCGCCCGTAACCGGCATGACCACGACGGGATGCTCAAGTTCCACGCGGACCTGGACCGCTACCTGGCCATCATCTATGCGACCAAGCCCGAGGTGATTGTCGAGACCGGCACCCGCACAGGGGCGTCAGCGAGGTGGTTCGGCCTCAACAGCGGTGCCGACGTGATCACGGTTGACGTATCTCGGCCAGCCGACCTACATGAGGGCGACACGATGACCTTCATGAGCGGCAGGACCATCACCTTCGTCACCGGCGACGCGGCCGACCCGGAGGTTGCCGCGAAGGTGGCCGAGTTGGTTGCTGGCCGCCGCTGCATGGTGACGCTCGACTCCGACCACTCCGGCCCACACGTCGCCAAGGAAATCGACCTGTACGGGCCGCTCGTCACGCCCGGCTGCTATCTCGTGGTCGAGGACACGATTTTCGGCTACGGCGAGGACGCCAAGGCGCAGCACGGGATGGCCGATATCGAGGGGTCGCCGCTGGATGCCGTGCTCTCCCATCTGGTCGGTAACCCCGAATGGTTGCGTGACGTAGCCATCGAGCAGTCGCACCCGATCGGATCGAACCCCGCAGGGTGGTGGATCCGCAATGGCTGACATCATTGTCGTCACTCCCTCTCGTGGTCGTGCGGCGCGGCTGCGGGAGATGGTCGAGGCCGTCCATTCCACCGCGTTGGGTGACGTGCGTGTGATGGTCGGCCTCGACCTTGACGACCCGGCCGACTACGAGGCGACGATTCCTGAGTGGGTTGGCAACATCTCTTCGTACCGTGGTCCGCGTAAGTCGTTGTGCGGGTGGACGAACCATCTCGCGCTGCAGGCGCTCGACGGGCCGAACCCGCCCAGGTATTTGGCCTCCCTCGGCGACGACCACCGGCCCCGTACGCACGGTTGGGACCGCGTCCTCATCGAGGCGATCGAGAACATGGCCGGGCCGGGGTTCGCGTACGGCAACGACCTTTTGCAGGGCAAGGCCATGCCCACTGCGTGGGTGGTGTCGGCGGAGGTGGTGCGGGCGTTGGGTTGGATGATGCTGCCCGGCTGTGCGCACATGTACGTGGATGCGGCTGTGCTCGCCCTGGGCCAGGCTGCGGGTCGGATCGCCTACCGCGCGGACGTGATCGTCGAGCATGTGCATCCGTTGGCGGGCAAAGCCTCCTGGGACACCTCCTACCGCGAGTCCAATGCGGACGGACGGTATGCGGCTGACCGGGCGGCGTTCGAGGCGTGGCGGGTAGAGCAGCTGGCGGCAGACGTCACGGCCGTGGAGACGCTGGTCTACGAGAGGCAGGCGAGAGGCGCATGACCACACCAGTTGAAATCGCTTGGCCGCCAACGCTGGCCAACCTCAAGGTGGACATGGGAGTCCAGGCCGACGACCTCCGCAAGGACGACCAGCTGACCTACGACCTCAACGCCGCCTTCGCCTTCGTCAAGGACCGCAAGAAAGGCGTCTACCGCTTCGACCTCACCGACCCCGACCAGCTCGAGCTTCCCGAGCCGGACCACGACTTCCGGCTGGGGATTCTGCGGCTGGCCGCCCGCTGGAACGACCGGCGCCGCACGAAGGACGGCATGGTGCAGATGCAGGAGTTGGGCATCGGTCGTGTCGCCTCCACGGATCCGGACATTGACCGGATGCTGCGCCTGGGCCGCTTCAACGGTGCGGGGGTGTTCGCGTGAGCAGCCCGGTGAAGGAAGCGGCTCAGCAGCTGGTGCTGGCATTCAAGACAGTGCCCGGTGTGGGTGGTTCGGTGTACACGGACCCGTCCGCGCCGAACATTCAATGCCCGGCAATCGTGCTCGGCCCGCCGACGCTGTTGTTGGAAAGCGGCCGCACCATGCCGACGGAAGCGCATTTCCCTGTCTGGGTGGTGGTCGACGATCCGGGTGAGCTTGCCATCGAGAAGCTGTGGGAGTTGGCGCCAGCCGTATCTGCGGCAATCGACGAGTACACCACCGGAGTGGTGAACCAACCAGCTACACCATTCCCGTTCCCGCATGGCGCCACGGATCTGCCGTCGTATCAACTCATCGCGGAGGTGCCTCTCTGATGACCCAGCCAATCTCCCGCAAGCTCAAAGCTGCCGTACTCGCCTTGGGCGGCAACGCTTTTCAGTGGCAGCTCAAGGACTACCAGGTTCTGAACAACACAGAGGACGGCGAAAAGTTCTACGTCTACGGCGACGGCAGTGCCGCCACCGAGTTCTTCGAGGAAGCAGAGCCCAGCTACGCCTTGCAGTTGGTGTTCTTCAGCGACTGGCGTCTCAACGGTGTCTCGGACTACCTGTGGGACAACGACCAGCTGACCGTCGCCTACCAGATCGATCACCACCCGGAGCTTGCGGGCGAGAAGATCCGCCTGACCGGCACTTTGAAGATCAAGGCACCGAACGTGGGTGGCGAGGTGCGCACCACCGAGATGACCGAACTGACGCTGCCGGTGATCGGCAAACCCACCAAGACAAGGTTGTGATCCTATGGCGCTGACCTCGAAGCTTTCGCTCTCGGTGACGGCCGACTACACGAAGGCACTTGACCTGGCGTCCGGCAAGGTTCCGCTGTCGAAGATCTATCAGGCGGTGCTCAACACGGGAACCGCTGTGGGGCAGGCGGATCTGATTTTCCACGACCAGCGCACCCTCGCCCCCTCCGCGACTGAGGACCTGGATCTGGCCGGTGTGCTCGCCGACGCATTCGGAACGACGCTCACCTTCGTCCGCGTGAAGGGCCTGATCGTGGCGGCGCTTGGTGTGACCGACGCCAACGGTGTGGTCATCACCCCGAACGTCAACAACGTGGTGGTCGGTGCCGCCGCTGGTGCCCCGTGGACGACACTGCTCAACTCCACGGGCACGGTGACGCTGCGCCCTGGCACGTTCTTCGCGGCGGTCGCGGGCGCGACGGACAACATCGGCTACGCGGTCACTGCCACCACCGCCGACCTGCTGAAGGTGGCCAACTCTGCCGGGTCGACGAGCGTCACCTACGACGTCATCGTGATCGGAGCGTCTGCGTGATCACGTTCAAGGTGACCCCGGACGGCGGCGAGCCGTACACGGTGACGGCCACCTCCCGCGACGCGTACGTGTGGGAGAAGACCAGCCGCGGCAAGACCGTGAAGACCGCGCTGGAGGGCGGGTCGATCGTGGACCTGACGGAGATCGCCTACTACGCCGTCCGTAGGCAAGGCCTTTTCACCGGCACCTTGCAGGAGTTCGCCGCCAGCCACGACATCGACGCGGCCGAGGAAGACGAGCCGGACCCTACCCACCCGGCTCCCTGAGCCGGGTGCTGATCCAGCTTGCTTGTGCGACTGGGATCCCGCCGGGTGTGTGGGCGGCGGAGGGGGAGCGGGCGATTGTCACCGCGGTCGAGCTGCTGACACCGAAGCGCAAGGGGCACACCGAAGACGACGAAGAGGACGATGGTCCGCAGATGTCCGGATAGGAGGAGGGGATGGCATCGCAGGCGTTGACGGTGCACGTGTCCACCTCCGGTGTCCGCCAGGTCCTGCGGGCGTTCGCACGGTTGCCGAAGGAGGCCAGCGAACAGATCCGCGACACCAGCCTGCGTCTGGCGCAGGACCTCGCCGATGATGTCGCCCATGCCGCCAGGGCGCGGGGTGGTCAGGCGGCGTTGATGGCCCCGACGGTGAAGGCGGTGCGGGATCGGGTACCGGCGATCACCGCGGGCGGCGCCACGCGTGTGGGCCGGCACCATGCTTCGGCGTGGCGGCTGCTGTTCGCGTCCGAGTTCGGGATGAACCGCAGGAGCGGCTGGTATGCGGCGGCGCAGTACCGGGCATCGACCGGCCGCCAGTATGGCCCGCATCTTGGTGCCCACAGCTACTGGTTTTTCAAGGAGGTCGGGCGGCACGAGGGCGACATCGAACGGGCGTGGGGCCGGTCTGCTGACGCGATCGTCCGCTCGTTCAGGCGGGGTGGTGTGTGATGGCCACGGCGACCCGCACGATCAAAGTCAAGTTCGACGGTGACGAGAAGGGCCTGATCGCGGCTGCCGCCGCGTCTGGTATCGCTATCGAGCGTTTCGAGAAGCAGGCCAACAAGTCCACGAAGAGCCTGTCCAAGTCGGGTGGTCTGCTCGGCGACGGGCTGCTTGATGCGCTGGGTGCGCTGCCGTCTCAGTTGAAGGGTGCGGCGATCGTGGCGGGTGCCGGTATCGGGGTGGCGATGGGGCCTGCCCTGGCGTCTGCGCTGATCGCCTCGGTGCTGCTTGTTGTGGGCGGTGGTGTGCTGGCCGCCGGAATTGTGGGTGCGGCCAAGTCGCCGAAGGTGGCCAAGGCGTGGCAACGCTTCGCCCGTCAGGGCGCGGTGGTGTTCGAGCGGTTCAGCCAGCCGTTCATCAAACCTTTGGAACGTGCGGCGCGCACGTTCGGGTTTGCGTTGGCGCGGATGGAGCCGACCATCCGGCGCATCGGCCAGACGATGGCGCCCATCATCGACAAGTTGGCGCCAGGGTTCGCGTCGATGCTGGAGAACGCGCTGCCTGGGATCCTGGCGGCAACCGAGGCAGCTTTGCCGCTGTTCCAGATCTTGGCCGACAATCTGCCTGGCATCGGGACTGCCTTGACCGGTTTCTTTCAGGCGATCGCCGCGGGTGGGCCTGGCGCTGCGGCGTTCTTCTCCGGGTTCCTGGGCTGGGTTCAGAACATCCTGCCCCAGCTTGGCCGGATCCTTACCTGGGTCCAGGATTTGGGCCCGAAGATCGATGCGTTCAGCGCGAGACTGACTCCACTCAAAGAGGCGCTGGAGTCTGTGGGCCGGTTCATCAGCGAGGGCATGGCCAGCGCCCGCGAAATCTTGACCAAGTGGTTCAAGGAAAACGAGGAAAGCCTCAGGGTCTTCGTCATCGAGGCGTCCGGGTTCATCAAGGACACCGGCCCCGCATTCAAGCTGATCATCCAGGGGATCGCCATCTCGTTCGCGATGTTCGTGTCCAACGTGGCGCTGCTGGTGCACTGGCTGAACCAGCTGAAGAACTGGTGGCACGACAACAAGCACTGGCTGCTCAACTTCAGCCCGTTACTGGGCATGATCTCCAGCCAATCCAAGGGCATCCCTGGTATCGGCGCCCGAGCCAAGGGCGGCGACGTGTTGCCGCACCGCGACTACCTCGTCGGCGAGGAAGGCCCCGAGATCCTGCGAATGGGATCACGCTCGGGCACTATCGTCCCCAACCATGCGATGCCCACCGGAGGCGGTGGCGGCGACATGCCCCCGATCATCATCGAGAACCACATCGAGATCGGCGGCGAGGTCGTCCGCGTCGTCCGCACCGAGATCAAGGCGTCCAACCGCGCAACGAAACGTGCCGTCCTGGCGGGGGCGTACGCGCTATGAACCTACTCCTCCTTGACCCAGGTGCCGCAGTTGCTACTGGCGAAGTCGTGCCCGACCTCCAGCGTGACGGACGGACGACCCCCGGCGGGGATATCCGCTGCGAGAACGTCCCGCGCGTTGGTGCCGGACTTGTAGATCGCCCAGTAGCAGTTAGCGCCGGGATCGACCGCGGCGGCGACACGGTAGGTTCCCGGCGCGACATCCTTGCCGACAGTCCACATGCCTTCGGGGATCGAGTTCGAGCCGGCCACGTTGGTGCCAGCCGGGGCTGTGGCTGTCGGGTTTTCCCTGACCCACGTACCGCAATCGTGGCTGTAGAAGTCCTGCCCCACATTCAGGACAACGGTTGGCCTGCCACCGTCAGGTATGTCGTTGGCGACGATGTCCCTTGTGTTGGAGCCGGTTCTGTAAACCGCCCAGTAGCATCCGGCATCCGCACGGACCGCGGCGGCGGTCCGGTAGGTGCCCGGTTGTATGTCGTCACCGACGGTCCATGTTCCTTCGGGGATCGTGTCTGGGCCGGGCGTTTCGGCGGGGGCAGCCCCGCCCGCGATAGGGCCTATGCGGTCGAGGATCCCCGATTCCCGCGCCACCAGCGTGCCGCCCACCAGCGCCACAAAGATCGGGACGGAGATCAGAAGCCCCTTCACGGCGGGATTCATCTTGCTCATGTCACTCCCATCGATAGTCAGCCGCCGAGCGTGACACACCCCGGCGTTGATCGGTGTCGGCCGATCGGACGGGGGACAGTCGCATGACCGTCACCCTCACCTACGACCCAGCCCTGTCCCGGGTGCGGATCACCGCGGACACGTTGGCCGCCGCCGACACCGCCACCATCGAGCGGTCCACCGACCAAATCCTGTGGACCACCGTCCGCGGTGGCGCCGCAGTGCCCGTGCCGCAAGGCGGGCTCGTGCTGCCCGGCACCGCCGGCAACTACGCCTCCACCCCCGACACCGCGGTGCTGGACATCACCGGCGACGTCGACCTGCGCGCCGACGCGAAACTAACCAACTGGGCCTCCGGCGCATCCCAGCAGCTGATCGGCAAATACACCACCGGCGGCAACCAAAGGTCCTACCGGCTGGCGATCACCGGCACCGGCCTGGTCCAGATGCTTTGGAGCGATCTGGGATCCAACGACGTCCCGCTCAACTCGACCATCGCCGTCACACCGGATCCGGCCACCGGCCGGCTGGCGGTCCGGGCCACCCTCGACGTCGACAACGGCGCGGCCGGGCACACGGCCACGTTCTACACCGCAGCGACCCTGCGCGGCCCGTGGGTGCAGCTGGGTGCCCCCGTCGTCGGTGCAGGCACCACCTCGATCTTCTCCGGCACCGCCGTCCTCGAGGCGGGCTCACGGGATGCCGGAACCGCCAACCTCGCCACGGGCACCATCTACGCCGCGGAGGTCCGCAACGGCATCAACGGCACGGTGGTCGCCTCGCCCCGCTTCAACCAGCTGGCCACCGGCACCACCGGGTTCACCGACACCTCAGGGCGGGTGTGGACCGTCAACGGCACCGCAACGATCTCCGGCGGGCAGATCACGGTCGACGACTACGAGTTCGTCTCCGGCATGGCCAACCATTACCGCATCCGGGGGATCGAGACTGGGGCGATCACCCTCGTCGGTGTCGGCGTGGCAGTGACCGGCAACAACGCGTCGCTTGCCCCGGCCGGCCCGGCCGACTATTCGATGGAGCCGGGCGACACCAAGATAGTCCTGGCGTCGATCCGTAACTCGGGGACGGGCACGGTCAACGTCCCCGCCGGGTGGGCGATGATGCGCCAGTTCGGCAACGCGGCACTGCTCAGCAAGGTCCACGCCGCAGGTGACGCCACCCCCACCGTCACCTTCTCCGGCGGCATCGCGAACGCGGACACGCTGGCGCAGATGGCGGTGTGGATGCGTGCCGACTCGACGGCCGCCACCGGCACCGACCAGCTGAACGGCTCGGCGCAAAACGTTGCCTACCCTGCGTTGACGATCCCCGCCGACAACATGCTCACACTGCTGGCCGCGTGGAAACAGGACGACACCTCCGGTGTGACAACCATCGCCGGGATGGCCGAGGTCGGTGAGGCCAGCTCCACCGCCGGCGACGACGCCAGCCAGGCATGGGACTGGCTGGTCCAAGGGCTCAAGACGGACATCGTGGCTGGCTCGTTCACGTTCGGCGGTGGCGGCAGCGCCATCTCCCGCGCTGCGGCGGTCGCGGTCGGGCACGCGTCTTTCCTCAACCAGCAGACCGGTTCGATCACACCGGTTTTGGACCGGTGCTGGCTCAAGTCCGTGACCCGCCCGTTTTTGAACCGGCCGGTGACGGTGGTCGACTGGTCGCCGGAGGAACGCCCCTCACGCAACGGCGCCTTCCCCGCGGTGGGCCGCACGCTGGAGATCGGGGTGAGCGACGTTGCGGGCGGCATCGTGTTCGACCTGGACCTGCACGTGTCCAGCCGTGAGGACGCCCAAACCCTGGACTACATACGGGCGTCCGGGGACATCCTGTTCCTGCACATCCCGTTGGGGTGCGAGATCCCGGGCGGGCATGTGTGCCTGGACACGAGCGCGTCGCGGCGGCCGCGGCCGCGGGGTTCGTCGCGGGTGTTCACCCTGCCGCTGCGGCAGTGCGCCGCCCCAGGCCCCGATGTGGTCGGCGCCACGTCGACGTGGCAGACCGTCCTCAACTCCTACGCCTCGTGGGCGGCGGTGCTGGCGGCCAACCCGACCTGGGCGGACCTGCTGGCCCGGGTCGCCCCACCGTCGGAGGTGATCGTGGCATGAGGCCGGTCTCCGCCGCGTTCCTGCGCACCGTCAAAAGCAGCCACAGCATGCTTGCCCGGGCCCGGGTGTGCACCTCGTTCCAGACCGGCACCAACCCGGCCGGCACGCAGATCCCCATCATCGACGGTGACGTCCGGTTGGACGGCACCGCCCAGATCCGCTCCACCCTGGACCTGACCACCGACGGGAACCGGATGTGGCCCACCCATTCGGACTCGCTGTTCGCCCCTTACGGCAACGAGGTTTTCGTCGAGCGTGGGGTGCGCTACAGCGACGAGCAGGTCGAGATGGTCGGGCTCGGGTATTTTCGGATCCAAGGACCGGAGCAGGAGAGCGCACCGGCCGGGCCGATCCGTCTGTCGGGCCGCGACCGGATGGCCGGCATCGTCGACGCCCGTCTGGTCGAACCGCAGCAGTTCCTGGCCGGTGCCTCGCTCGGGTTCATCATGGACACGCTTGTCACGCAGGTGTATCCGGATGCGGTGATCGAGTGGGACGACAACACCGACGACGCCGTCATCACCCGCTCGATGATCTGTGAGCAGGACCGGTTCGCTTTCCTGGACGATCTGGTCCGGGCGCGGGGGAAGATCTGGCATTGGGACCACCGCGGGATCCTGGTGATCCGGTCGGTTCCCGACCCGACGGATCCGGTGTTCGAGGTGCATTCGGGTGCTGGTGGGGTGCTGCTGCGCGCGGCCCGCACCCTGTCGCGTGACGGGGTGTACAACGCGGTCGTGGCCACGGGCACAGGCGCGGACACACTCATCCCGGCGCATGCGGTGGCGATCGACAACAACCCTTTGTCTCCAACATTTTTCTACGGCCGGTTCGGGCCGGTGCCGAGGTTCTACACGTCGCCGTTCCTGTTCAGTGACACTCAGGCGTCCGACGCGGCGGCGGCGATTCTGCGGCAGTCGCTGGGGTTGCCGTACGCGGTCGACCTGACCGCGGTGCCAAACCCGGCGCTGGAGCCGCACGACCCGATATCGGTGCGGCCCGGAACGGGGCAGGGCCGGGAAACCCATGTGCTGCAAACACTGACGATCCCGCTGCGTGCCGGTGAGGCTATGGCCGGGTCGACGCGGGAGCAAACCGTTGTGCTGGTGGGGAGTCTGTGATGCCGTCGTTCACACCGAACTTTGCGATCCCCTACCAGACGCTGGCCGACCCGCCGCACGGGCCGGACCTGGGAGAGGACGGGTTCATCGCCGTGGACTCCGCGCTTTCCGGTCTGGATGTGCGTGTTGACGCGCTTGAGGCGGCGGCGAAGTTCACCCGCATCGCCGAGTCCGTGCTCGTCGGCACCACCGCCTCTGTCACCTTCTCCTCGATCCCGGCCACCTACCGCGCGTTGCAGCTGCACGTGGTATGCCGTTCGGACACGGCCGCGCTGGCAACGAACCTGCTCATGCGGTTCAACGGCGACACAGCCGCCAACTACGACCACCAGGACGTGGGTGGGCAGGCGGCAGCACCTGCCGCGTCTGAGCTGCTGGCACAGACCTCGATCCAGATCAAGGAGATGACCGGTGCATCTGTCGCGGCCAACCACCCGGCCGCGTTCACGATCAACATTGCCTGGTATGCGGGGGCAACGTTCCTCAAGCTGGTCAACGCTCAGTCCACCTGGTCCAACGGCACCGCCTCCGGGTCGCTGGTCACCCGCAACATCTCCGGCCGGTGGCGGTCCACGGCCGCCATCAACTCGATCACGCTGCTGCCTGCGGCGGGGAGCTTCATCGCCGGATCCAGCTTCGCGCTGTATGGGCTGCCATAAGAAGGGAGGTCGATTATGCCGACGGGACAGCAGCTTGAGGCCGAGCCCTGGTGGTTCCGGGAGATCATCACCGCTGAGCTGGACTGGTTGGGCGACGAGATTTGCCGCCGTGTCGGCAGGCCCCGGGATGCGTTCGGCACGAAGGGAAACTACAGCCATCTGTCTGGCGGTCACCGGTCGCAGGAGTGGATTCTCAACTCCGACTACTGCAGCAACACGTCCTACACCGTCCAGTCGGGACTGTCCGGCGAGCAGCCGCGCCACATCGCGGCGGCCGATTTCACCCCGGGGGCGTGGGGGACGTCCGCGAACCGGGCTTTGGTGGCGGCACAGACCCGGGCGCTGTGGGACGCTGCGAAACGCGGTGAGTTGACCGGGGTCAGGCAGATCCAGGGGACGTTGGATGGGCGGATGCCGATCGGCCTGAATGTGTTGTCCGGGTCGACCATGACCCCTGACTCCAGCCATCTGGATCACTGGCATTTGACGTTCGACCGCAAGTACATGCGCGACGCCGGGTTGATGTCCCGCATCGCCGACCTCGTAGGAGGAGATATGCCCACCGAAGGCGAACGGAACATCGGTTACGCCATTCAGAACGGTTTGTTCGGCGTTGAGGAGCCGGTGGCGCACCTGCCCGCCGAGTCGGGGTTCCCTGCCCGCGAATGGCCCAGCCCGTTCGCCGAGGTCCTCAAGGCTCTGGTGGAGGGCCGGGATGCGAAGCTGCCGGCGTTTGCGGCCATCCCGGCACGCACGTGGGTCAACGGCACCTCGCAGCGGCTCACAGCCATCGAGGCGAAGCTGGCCGGCCTGGCCCAGCCTGCGCCGGCGGTCGTGGACGTCGCGGCGTTGGTGGCCGCGCTGCGCCCGGAGCTCGAGGCGGCGGCGGAACGGGCGGTACGCAAGGTCCTCGGCAAGCTCGACGAACCCACGGTATGAGCATGGACCCGCAGCCGGTTGTGGTCATCACCCTCAAGGAGATCTGGGAGGCGGTGACCCGTCTGACCGGGCGTGTTGACGTGCTCATCACACAGCAGGACACCCTGTCGCGTGACCAGGCCAACCATGAGCGGGAGTCCGACGCCGTCCGTAAGGATCATGAGGATCGGCTGCGGTCGTTGGAGCGGCGGCAGTGGCCGTTGCCGACCGTGGCGGTGTTGGTGTCGCTGTCGGCGCTGGCCGCTGTGATCATTCCGAAGCTTTAGGAGGGGAAACTGTGCAAACGCAACCGGCACCGACTCAGACCCGCCACCCGTGGCGGGCCACCCTGCGCACGATCTTCGCGGCCGGGCTCGCGCTCGCGTCGCTGGCGCCCACGATCGCCGCGGTGGGCGGGCTCGACAAGCTGACCGCGACACCGGCCGTGGCCCAGGTGCTGGCGGTGTGCGGCATCATCACACGGGTGATGGCGATCCCAGGTGTGAATGATCTGCTGCGGAAGGTTCTGCCGTTCTTGGCGACCGACCCAAAAGCGCCGGAGCCGCCGGAGTACGTGTCGAGGCTGCGCGGGTGAGCCGTAAGCACGGCTTCCGCTGGGCGTTCCTGACCATCACCGCGTTGGCGGTCGGGTGGGAGCTGTTCGCGAGCTTCGACGGCAGCACCGACACGGAGCCGTGGACGAACCTCATCGTCGAGTACGTGCCGGATGAGGTCACGTTCGCGGCGATCGGCGCGCTGGTGCTGTGGCTGCCGATCCACTTTATGATCAGGTACCGACGCAAAGCCAAGGCAGACAAGGAGAACATGCATGATCAGGGCTAAGTTCCGGTGCGCCAGCGTCACCTTCTACGGCGACCCGGCCAACCCGGACGCGTCGCGGCAGTACATCCTCACCGCCATCTACGACAACACCACCGAGGAGAACCGGCGCTTCAGCAAGGCGACGCCGTACGGCGAGTTGAAGATGAACGTCGACAACCCGGCGGCACAGCTTGAGGTGGGAAAGATTTACTACCTCGACTTCACCGAGGCTGACGCGTGAGCGGGCATCCTGCAGGTACCCGCGAGGCGTATACCGCGGCCGTGGAGGGCCGCCATCCGGGCGTGGTGGGCATCGTGCGGTACTTCGCATGGTCGCATCTGCCTACGCACCTTCAGGCGGTCAGCATGCCGTTGGGGCGTCTGGCGTTGGAGATGGTGGAGACGCTGCCGGACGGGCCGGAGTTGACGGCCGGGCTTCGTAAGCTGTTGGAGGCCAAGGACTGCTTCGTGCGGGCCGCGTTGGACGCGTCGGACGAGTAGACTGGCCTTCGCCTACGACCAGAGGGTTGCTCAGCTTTTGAGGCCGGGTTTGTGCGGGCGCGCCTCGGCCACCCACATGTGAGATCAACAAATGCGCTCG